GCTGACTACAAATGTTCCGTTTGTTACCACAGCTCAAATCACCAGTCAAATATACAATAGAGTCAAAGGTGTATTCCAAAAAATAGGAGTCCCTGAGGGCGTAAGTGAGCCGTTAATTGCCAGTGCCAGCTATTACGTTGCACAAAATACCACAGTTGATCCCAACAAACTTTACAATGAAGAAACTGGACAGTTAGATCCTAGATTTACAGCAGTGTATAACAGTTTGCGCGACAGCAGCAGCCAAATAGGAGTTGTGCGAGCAAACACACGACCCAACTGGCAAAACAATCCTTTATTACGTGGTAATATTCAGGGCTACACATCATGAAATGGAGCCAAGGAACTTTTGTTCCTACACATCCTGAAAAGCTTATTGGCAAACAAAATGTTCACTTCCGCAGCAGCTGGGAACACACAGTTATGAACTTCCTGGACAACCATCCCAGTGTGATACAATGGGCCAGTGAAAGCATAGCTATTAACTATATAAATCCACTTACTGGCAAACGCAGCCAATATATACCAGATTTTTTGATCATTTATCAGGATGGCCATGGTAAAAAACGCCATGAAGTTGTGGAAGTTAAACCACGTAGCCAAGTATTTGCTGAGCATGCTCGCAGTCGACAAGACAAAGCAGCACAAATTGTCAACATGGCCAAATGGGCCGCGGCCATGGCATTTTGCAAACAAAATGGTATGACATTTAGAATTTTAACTGAAGATCAGATTTATATCTCCAAAGGCAAAAAGCGCAAATAACATGACCAAGCAACTTGCTGAAACATTTGGTTTGCCTGATTACCAACAACCCACTCAGGAGGACATCGAGGGTGCCTTGGAAAAAGCACAGGATCTGGAAAAAACCTTTAGTAAAATCAATGGGTTCGATGAGCATGACCAAGAAATGGATAGTCTAGGCGACATGGCTATATCAGCACATCAACAACTCTTGGATCTTGGTATGAACGTGGAAACTCGACTGGCTGGAGAAATATTTTCCAGCAGTGCAGCAATGTTGAAAATTGCAGTTGATGCCAAAAACAGCAAAGTGGAAAAGAAGCTCAAGCTAATAAAACTGCAACTTGACAAAATGCGCATAGATGCCAATAGGAAAGATCCTGCTCAAGATCCCATAAAAGGTGGTGATTTAGTTATGGATCGCAATGAAATCATTGCCAGTATTAAAAAAGCACAAGATAAATCGTAATCGTTTATAAATAACAGGCTATAGGAGCTAGTTATGAAGTCACTGAAAGATTATTTGCAAGAAAGTCATCAACTTCATGAATATGTTGTGAGGTTTGCACAAAAACCCAGCGATGTGGACATGGATACCATGGAAGAAGTTTTGAAAAAGTTTGATTTGCGCGATATTACCACGCCGCAACGTATTCAAAACAGTGATTTAGACTTTTTTGATATTCCCTATCGTGAGATTTACGAAGTGCGTTTGGCCACGGCTGTGAGATTGAGTCCATATGTATTACTGCAAGACTTGCGCAGCGCATTGAACATGAATGAAAAAAATCTACGTGTGCGTGGCGCTCAGGAACCGCAGCAGCTTTACGCCGAACATCAAGAATGGTTAAGCGATGTAACTCAACAAGCTCAAGCAGATGGTCTACACCACCAGGCTTACTTGAGCACTGATAGAGAGTACATGCAACAAGAGCAACCACTTAATCCTGCAGCATTTGGTGACGACTACAACAAAAGTTTGTTAGCTTATTTGAACAATGTCAGTCAAAATCGTGATCCTGGCCATGTAGACACTGGCAGCCAGCTATTTGGATGGTTGGATATGAAAAAAGCTCAAGGTGATACTGTGCAAGCTGATGATTTCAACAGTCACTTTGATACTCCCAAGCCACAGCAAAAACCCAGTGACAAAATGCCCTTGGCTCCTTGGCTGAGTCAAAATGATGCATTTACCACAGCAACTCAACCCACCATAAGTGCATGGCAAGACAAGAAGTCAGCACCTAAAATAAAATTACAACCTCGAAAAGGTGCAAACTAACATGACAACCACATATACATTGACTGTCAACAGTCAAGATGGATCAACAACCAGCAGCAGCAACATCAGCACAGATGATCCTGCCATGCTGCAACGTTTGCTGGCGTTGGCAGGTGTGGAAAAGCCCGTGGGTTATGTAAGTGCTCCTGACAGCCAACCCATTGCCAGTCACATGCATGACGATCATCAAGAAGTTTGTGATACTTGTGGACATCAAGATTGCCAATGCGATCATGAAGACATGGCAGAGACTGCTGATTATGATCACAGCCACCAGGAAGTTGATGATCAAGGTGAACCTCTTGATGTGGAAACATATACTTGGAACGGCCCCAAAGAGCCTCAACGTATTGCGCATGTTGGTAACAACCCTCTCGCTGAGCAACTGCACAATCAACTACAAGCCAACTGGCAAAAGTTCCTAGCGGAAGAGTTCAACAATGAAGATGGACAAGCTAGCCCGTTAACTGATCCCACAAAGGCTGAGTTTGACAAGGATCCATTTGCTGGGGATAAACCTCAAGACGATGGCAGCATGAGTCCCATGTCAACTATTCGCCGACAGAAAGTAACAAAAGGATAAGCATCATGGATTTTAACCGCAAAGCGTAATGTAGTTTTGCAGTTGACATATTGGATGCCCGACTATCCCAGCCTGTTACAAGAGTTTGTTTGGAGCTATACAGACATAGTGCCAGAGTTGCGACGAACTCATGGTTTTTTGAACTATTGGCGGAAAAATATTTCAGCCACTATTAATAAAGTTGTGATAAGTGTAGATGACAGGGAATGGCGAGATTATAGTAATGTAATTGGTCTCTACAAGCTAAATTAAACTATGGCACAAATAGCACAGAGCTTTATAAAAGTCAAAACTCCTTATCAAAAAACTCAATATACTCGCGAGCAGTTTCAAGAACTTTTAAAGTGTGCAAGTGATCCACTTTATTTTATTGAAAACTACATTTACGTGCAACATCCCACAAAAGGTCGACAGCCCTTTAAACTATGGGAGTTCCAAAAAAAACTAGTTACTACATATTGGAAATATACCAATAGCATATGTATGATTCCTCGCCAAAGTGGCAAAACAGCCAGCAGTGCTGCTTATTTGCTGTGGTATGCATGTTTTAACAACGACGTGACTATCTTGATTGCTGCACACAAGTTCAAGGCAGCAAGTGAAATCATGATGCGTGTGAAATATGCTTACGAGGAGTTGCCGGACTTTTTGCGTCCGGGTGTAACAAAATACAATCAACAAGACATTGCTTTTGATAACGGCAGTCGTATTGTGGCAACTACCACCACTGCTGATAGTGGACGAGGCATGAGTATCAGCTTGTTGTATCTCGATGAGTTTGCCTTCGTGAAAACCAATATTGCCACGGAGTTTTGGGCCAGTATAAGTCCCACATTAAGCACTGGTGGCCGGTGTATTATTACCACCACTCCCAAAAGTGACGAAGACATGTTTGCTGAGTTGTGGTTTGGTGCCAACAAGTTGACTGATGAATACGGCAATGAAAATGCTGAAGGCATGGGAATAAACGGGTTTCGTGCATTTACAGCACATTACAGTGAAGTTCCTGGACGCGACGAAACCTGGGCACAGCGAGAACGCAACAAAATTGGACAAGAAAGATTTCTCCGAGAGTTTGAGTGCCAGTTTGCAGGTGAAAGTGAAACACTTATAAGTGGTATAACTTTGCAACGACTTACCGGACAGGAGCCAATTTTCAAAACACAACAAATCCGATGGTATAAAAATATCGAGGCTAATAAAACTTACCTTGTTGGTTTAGATCCCAGTGCTGGTATTGGCAAAGACTACGCTGCAATCAGTGTATGGAGTTTGCCGGACATGGAACAAGTAGCCGAATGGTGTCATAATCTAACACCTATTCCCGGGCAAGTACAGACTCTCATGAAAATACTGGAGTTCATTTACAACGAATGCAAGCAAAAAGGACATAGAGGCGATCCTGATATATTTTGGACTTTGGAAAACAATACCTGGGGCGAAGCTGCACTTGTTAGTATTAATGAAATAGGTGAAGAAAGATTTGCCGGACAGTTTGTGCATGAACCAAGAAGAAACGTAACCTCAGGCCGTAGCAGGAAAGGTCTCAATACCAATATGAGAACAAAAGCCATGGCATGCAGCAAGCTTAAAACACTTATTGAAAGCAACCGTTTAATTCCGCATAGCAAGATGTTGATACGACAACTGAAGTTCTTTATCAGCAAGGGTGATAGTTTTTCCGCCAAATCAGGAGAACACGACGACTGTGTGATGAGCATGATGTTGTCAGTTCGTATGATGCAAATATTGCAAAACTGGGACGAAAAAATTGGTGATTTGCTACGGGACGATTTTGACGATCAAGAACTCATGGAACCTCTTCCCATGACCATGGCCTTTAGATAAATATCGCCAGGAGACTAATAATGACACCTAACTGGGACATCATCACACAAAAAATACATGGCATATTAAAAGCTCGTGGCATGCAAGTCAAAAAAATGTTTGATGAAGACATAAAAGAAACATTCAAGATTGAAGATGCTCGACAGTTTTATGCCACAGTAGCAGATCCTCATGATCCCAATATCAAATCATATGACATTTTGATTAGTTTACATGACGAGGACAGCCACAGTCATGTGGATTTACAAACTCCTCGCATGAGAAACACCCAAGATTTCAACGATTTGTTCAGTTTACATATGTGGTTGCGTAAAAACATAAACGACAAAGAAGGCGTAAGTGTCAACTGGTTTCAGTTTGATAAAGACATTGAAGCCAAAAAGCCACCAGTTGAAGAAAGTCGTGACATCAGCCGTCCTTGGGGCACAACCCGCAGTTCCTTTCAACGTGTGGGCAA